CTGCACTCGTAAAGCTTGGTTCATTAGCTACTGAAATAGAGTCTGTAGTGTTGACAGTTTCTGTTTTAAATAACTGAAGATTCAAACCTATCGAATCAGATGTTGATGCAGTTTCACTTATACCTTTATTGGTATGTAATGAAATAGCATCAGCAGTTGTTACTGAGTCCGTAAAGAACTCAAAGTCATCTCCTTCACCATTGAAGAAGAAATCGTTTATTTTAGCTGTATTAAAAGTAGAGTTTGAACTAGCTAATTCAAAGCCGATACTGTCTGACAAACTGAATGAACTGGCATTAGTAGGTGATTGAAAATCTTTTCCTATAGTGCCATCATCAGCAGCAGTAACGCTATTGATAACTACTTTTTCATCATTAATACTTACTGTATCACTCTGTGTTACAGTGTCGGTAAAACTTCTTTCTTGAGATTTTTCTATACTATCAGATAAGGTTATGGTTTCAGTGAACCATAATTCATCAATAATTCTTCTTCTTCGGTCAACTGCTGCTCTTTTAGTAATCAACCAATGAGGTTTGTTGCCTGTAGGAAAGCTTCTTACTAGGCTTCTTATCTTACCTCGTCTGTCAATTCGAGTCTTTTTAGCCATTATGCTCTAAACAGTTGTCGTCTTTTACCTACACGCTGCCTATCTATTAACTCTTTTAACTCTTCTTTAAGGCTTTCAGCCATAGGCGAAAAACTTCTAATAACTCTTGCATCTTTTCTTTTAGAAATTGAACCTGATGGCGTACCCTCATACGAGCCACCTTTACCTCCAGAACGAGAGTCGCTTGGAGTTTTTGAATTTGTGTGTTTATATTCATATGTACCTGCTTCTTTATTTCCTTGTTCGTTATTTGATTTTAAGGTACTTCCACCGTATTTAGGTGCTTTACCTCCACTTGATATAGGGTCTAACTCTTCTTTTGGGTTCATTAAATCATCTAACATATCCATAAGATTGTCTATTTCATCTACAGGTTGTGGCTCATCAGCAAATTGTAAAGCGTTATGTTCTTTAAAATGCTCTAAGTCCATACCCTCTGTAGGATATTTAGCATAACACTCATCAAGTAATCTTGACCAGATTTCTCTTATCTTAGTTTTAAACCTTTCTAGTTCAAGGTTCTCTACTGAGTCATGTTCGCATGTGTCGTCAAATATGTCCATTAAATTTATCCTTACTTAGTCTTTTCTTTTCTCTTTGTGCAAATCTAGTCATTTCATAACCATAACTAGGTCTAACATCATTAATTGAAAATATCCGTTCTGCATGTTTACCGCATATAGGGCAATCTATACCCATTTGCATTGCATCAAAAGAAGTTAGTGTTTCGCTTATGTGGTTTTCTTCACATTTGAAATCGTAGAAAGGCATGTAAACTCCTAATTAATTCAGAAAAACCCCCTCGTGAGAAGGGGTTTCAACTTAATTAACTATTAAGTTCCTGGTACTACAAACGCTACACCAGCATCATTACGCAACTCAGCAGTTCCGTAAATAGTATCTGCTGTAAACAAGTCACCTAAGTATTCCTGTTTATATTGTGTCTGCGAACGCACGCCAACCTGTTCAGCTAGAACTAGAGCGTCTTTGTGTAGTAACATACCAACTCTATCAGCACCAGAGTTACCTGAAGCTGAAGGGCAGTTAGATGAAATGAACACATCAACACCATAGATTTGACCAATCTTGCCAGTCTTAATAGCATCACCAGAACCAATGAACTGTTGCTCTGTGAATCTATTGATTCCCAGTAAGTCATTAGCTGCGATTGGTGGTAGTATTAATGAACGACCATCCATTGGTACATCTGCATCATCAAGCGTTAGAATCATTCTTCTAATACCAGCATCCGTAATGTCTGCTGCGTTTGATGAGTTTCCTGTGTAAGCTGTGCTACCGTTTGAACCGATAACTGCTGTTTCCCAAGAAGCTGCACCAGTACCACCTACAGTACCACCCTGTAAACCTTCGCCTAAAGCAAAAAGGTCAGAGTCCACTTGTGTACTCAAAGCGTAGCCAGCATCGTCAGTATAAAACTTACGCATACTTGCTAAACTTTGTACCTCTGCAATATCCTCAATCAGCTTAGAATATTCATAATGTTTATCAATTGACACAGTTACCTTTGTGTTGGTAGCTGCTGATAGTGTTACTTGTGTGTTTGCTGCTTTAGCACTTGCACTACCTCTTGCGGGTACAGGAATGTGAATCGAGTCACCTTTCTTACCTTTATGAGATAGCTTAGTTACTAGGTTAGCAACCACTAGATTTGACTTATACGCACCAATAACTTCATCGCTCCATAGTTCGGGGATGAAGTTGTTGGCGATAGTAGTCGTTACTTGGTTTGAACCTAAAGCCATTTTACTTCTCCATTAAATGATTATTTAACCCTTCCTTCTGCATACGCTTCTTGAATTTCATCAGAAAGTGACGCATATCGGTTGGGGTCTGTAATTTGAAGGTTGATTAAATCAGACCTCCTATACATTTTCTTGCCACCGACAGATTGTGTGGAACGAGTTTCAGATACAGTTTGTCGTAATGCTTTATCAACTTTAGCCTTTTCTTTCTTTTGTACTTCTTGTGTTTTTTGTACCATATTTATTTTATCGTACATATCAAAAAGTTCAATAGCAAAGTCTGGTCTATAGTCTGTGTCAGCTTTACGGAAAATATCTTTCCTCACTTCACTAGCACCTACCCAATCTTGAAAATTCTTGTCTGCGACACGATTTTCCCAGTCTGGATATGCCTTTTCAAGAACATTCAACTGTTGTTGTTGTTGTTGTTCGGCTCGTACTTTTCTTGCAGCTAGTACTTCTGGATGATTTTCAATAGCTGAGTTGACTGCTTTTGCAGGGTCAGTATAAAAAGTATCTTCAAAACTAGTTGCATCTTCTTGTGGCTCTTCTATAGTAGTTTGTGATTTGTTCTGTGCCTCAAGTAAACTTTGGATTAATTTCCGTTGTTCACCAACTTCTGTTCCTTGTTTACCTAATAGCTGTTCGCTATTTTGGTGCATCTCAATTACATCATTGAGAGTTTTTCCCGAATATTTAGCAGGTATTTCAACTTCTGTGGTTTCTTCAACTACATTACCTTCTGGTTCTGCTGTTGCTTGTACCTCAACTGCTTCTTCTACTACTGCTTGTTCTACAGGTTCTCCTGCTGGTGTGTCATTTACTACTATACTCATTTTTTCTCCGCCCTCATAGGGTTATGAAGTTTAACTATGTTGGATTTCCATCTTGGAGTTCTTCCAACGCTATTGTAGTTGCTGTTTCTAAACTTAATATAAAGTTTATAACTCGCAACTGACCCTTGACTGCCCAAAGGTCTTGCTCAGAATTAATATTATCTACATTAGTAATATTAGATTCTAAATTTGACATATCTTCTTTTAAATCTAGCCAACCATCTGTTTCCATCATAGACATTCTGTCCATCAAGAATTGTTCGTCTGTTTTCACTGTACTCTTTGACTAATAGTAGACTTAGTTCCCTCTGCTCTAGCTTTAGCTAGGTTTAATATTGTTTCAGATTTAAGATGCTCTACTTCTGGTACATTTCTAGCTGTTTCAGATAACTGTCTTTCAACATCTGCACCTAGTTTAGCAATTTTTATCTGCTTTTCAGCCATATCTACATCTGTTTGCTGTAATGCACTAGCTTGTGCTTGATGTAACATCGCTCTTGATTGTTCTTCTTGTGCCTCTGCGTTTGTTTTGTTAATCTCAGCTTGTGCTTGTTGGACTTGTAGCTGTACTCCCATTTGTTGCATCTCTGCCATCTGTGGGTCTACTTGTTCGCCCTGTTGTAAACCAGAAACAATAGCATCTCTATTATGTATACTAGAATTTTGCATCATTGCAAGTAATATAACATTAAATGCAGGTGAATCCTTTGGTATAGCTTGTAACATCTGCACCATTTGTTGCATTTCTAACTCTTTAGCCATAATACCCATAGTAGAATAAGGTACAAACTTATAATCACTGACAGGGTATCTTTCGACATCAAATTGTATCTTACGCCACATTGATTTATTAATCATTGGGATAAGGAATGTATTTTGGAAGTTCATTAAAGTACGCTTTTGGCGTTTAATAGACGCAGATTGCATCATACTCATACCACTAGCTGTATCTTGTTGTTGAACCATATCGGCACTACCTGTTCCCATTTGAATCATGTTCTGTAAACTAGACACTTGATTAAATGTAGATGGGTCTGTTTGCCCCATGTCTAAAGGCATGAGTGCCTCTCTAGGATTACCATTAGTAAGTACAGTTTTGCCTGTACGAACCTCAAATTTAGTTCCTCTTGGTAGTCTGGTTGCGTCAGCAGCCATCATTGGAGTAGTAGTCATAGCCAATGAGTCTATTCTCGCCCTCATTTCTGCATCTAATG